GACGTATATATGCTATATATAAGGAATAAGTAAGCAACTTGCATAGGCACATAGCTAATTTGCTGTAAGTCCCTGCTACTAAAGGCTTTAACGTGCCTACCTGCATAGGCATAGAGTAGGCACGCATAGGCACGACGTAAGTTCTTGTCTGATAAGGGTTTACGCTGATGGTCCGAGAATCCCCGTACTATTTGCCTAAAAACAGCGATTTTGCCTGATTGACCAACAGTCAGCATAACAGCTATAATTGTTATAACTGTTATAATCGTTGTCTTTGCCTATGAGGGCAAACAGCTTGCGGGTTCGGGGCTGTGGGTTATCGGACGTTGGTTGCTGGTTGCTGATTACCGGACTTTGCTTGCTGGTTCGCCGGATACCAGTTTTCGGTTATCGGACCCCCAGGTAGTACCCTTTGGTTATGGGACCCAGGGGCCTCGCATCACAGCTATTAGAACCCACGACCACGAGCCAAAAAATCAAAGGCAAAAAGCAGTCTCTAACTTCCCTATTTGAAAAAATTTTTGAAAAAAAATCGCCAACCATAGGGTTGGCGGGTATAGATAGAGGGGGTTGTGTTTTATGCAGTGGATTTACAACCTAATTGAAAAGATTACGGCGTTTATACCCCGCTTGTGGTTCATCTACCCAGATGAACAGGGCATAAGGGTCACTCTCGGTAAGTATGTCAGTAATATTGGGCCAGGCTGGTACATCTATTGGCCCCTGATTCAGCAGATAACCAAGCTCACTGTAACGCCCCAGGTGCCCGATGTGCGTCCGCAGAGTGTTTTGACCCGCGATGGACATAGCTTCACACTCTCTGTGGCTATCAAGTACCGGATTCGGGACGCTCGCAGGGCAATACTGAACGTGCAGGACTTCGATACCAACCTTGAGGCATTGGCCTGCGGGGTTTGTATTAGATATGTCAGTGAAAGGAGTATTGACGAGCTTAATGATATTGCGGCTATTGAGGATTATATCAAGAGGGCATTGCAGAGTGAAGCAAGGGGATGGGGGTTGGACATCCTGTCTTGTTACGTTACGGACATAGGGGCGACGTTTAACCTCAGACTACTGTCCGGGCAGATTGATAACAGGTGAACGGTAGGAGAGTGATATGAAAGAGGTGTTTTTGAGCGATAACAAGGGGTTCAGGGTCCCGCCTGGAGTAGTAGCCGCACATCCGGTGCTTGGAAGTGGTATCATTCTTACGGATGCGTCGGTTGGTGCGGACCACACGCAGGCTGTTTCAGCGGGGACCACATATGCCGTTACCCTTCTCAGTGCTGCGACTACGCTGGGGATGAAGCTGGGACTGGCGGCTGTGACGACCGATGCTAACGTAATATGGGTTTGCGTGCCGTATGAAACTATCCTCGTGCGTATCCCTGAAGGCTACACGTCTTTGCACTACGAGGGGTTGGGTGATGGTGCGTCTGTGCTTTTAAGGAAGGTGGCTGGAGTCTAATGAGGTATGTAAGGAGTTTAGTGCTGGCCGTGCTTGCTGTGGCGGGGCTGTGTGTCCACAGCAGGTTTGCTGTGCTGGAACAGAGGTTCGGTGCTCTTCACTGGCAGGTGAACAGCCAGACGAAGGACTTGATTACTAAACTGATTAATTCCGCTGTCTTTATCGAGGTGGATACGCCCTATGGTCCGGCTGCGGCTTCCGGTGTTATTATAGGACCTAACACCGTGTTGACGGCTAAGCATGTTGTGGAGCACGTCGATGCGGTGCGAGTTTATGACTACGACGGCAATGAGCTTACCGTGCTTGATTGGAAAGTGGACGGAGATGACGACTGTGCTGTTATCCGCGTGGATGCCAAATTGGTTACGGCTGTGCGGTTTGCTGATGACATCGAGCTTGGAGATGAGGTTCTTGTTATCGGGTCTCCGTTCGGCAGGGACTTTCTCTTTACCGTTACGCGGGGTATCGTGTCGGGACTGAACAGGCGCATCAGCTTCTTTGGCGTTTCACCGCTTATCACGGTGGATGCTGCGATTAATCCGGGTAACTCCGGTGGGCCTGTGTTTAACCTGCGCGGTGAGTTAATCGGTATTGCGTCGGGAGTTAGGAACTGGTCGGATGACCTGAGTATTATCACCAGTATTAAGACTATAAAGGAGTTTCTGGATGCCGGATAAGGAATATACAGAACATGGCTTGAAGGTTAAGGCCGGGCAATTGTTGAGTAAGTTTCTCAAGGAAATCTCCAACGAGAAAACCGAACTTGTCAAAGACCCCGAAACCGGTGAGGACAGGCTCGCGACTAAGGCAGAAGCACTTGCGAGGCTGATATGGCAGATGGCACTCGGCTGGAGAGAGATTGTCAAGACTAAAAAGGGAATGGTGGAAGAAATTGAGCACAAGCCGGATAAGGCGATGATACATATGATTTTTGACAGGCTTGAAGGACGCATTCCATATACTACGGTTTCCGGTGACAAGAAGAAAGTTCCCGTGAGCCAGCGGATGTCCGAAGAATCCAGGAAACGAATTAACGCATTAACTAAATATGCAAGAAAAGACGATAGTTAAACCCGTTTTGGCGGAGCCTTTTCCAAGTGGAAGAGAGTTCTGGAAATGTCCGAAAACGGGGTTAGTAGTACCAAAACTTGAGCGGGAAAATCTTGAGTGGAGAGCTTCGCTATTGCAAGAGGCTGAAACTGATGAAGGATTGCAGAAAGATTTGATAGCAGCTTCTGCAAGCTCTTTGATATTTTGGGTGAATGCATTTGTGATGACCTATCACCAATTCGATGTTGACCCGCAGACGGGCAGGCGTATAGAGGCACAGAATCCGCATGTTCCGTTCCTGACGTGGGAGATTCAGGACGATTTGTTTAACTGCTTTGAGGAAAATCTCCATAATGGTGAGGATATACTCATAGATAAATCTCGTGACATGGGGGCAAGCTGGATGTGCGTAGCATTTATACACTGGCTGTGGTTGTTCCGTGATAATGCCCAGTTATTGGAGATGTCGCGTGTGCAGGAATACGTTGACCAGACCGGTAATATGAAGGCACTATTCCAGAAACATGATTATATCAATGGATGGTTGCCGGATTGGATGGTGCCGCCAGATTGTTTATTCGGGGAGAAAAATCGGACCAAGATGCACATGAAGAATGTCCTGAATAATTCATGCATCGACGGTGAATCAACCACTGAGCACGCTGCATCGGGTGACAGGCGACTTGTGATTCTGCTGGATGAGTTCGCCAAAGTAGAACATGGTAAATTAATGCGTTCGGCAACGAGAGACGCGGCCCTGATGCGTATCATTAACTCGACTCCTGCCGGTCCGGGAACGGAATACAGCAGGTGGAAGAACAGCGGCCAGATTAAGGTGTTCATCTTGCCGTTTTACGAGCATCCTCAGAAGGGCAGGGGGCGGTATATTGTAAAGAAGGAGACCGGCGAGTATGAGATTAGGTCTCCCTGGTTTGACCACGAGGAAACCGTCAGAACACGACAGGCATTGGCGAGGGAAGTGCTGAGGGAAGACATTGAGTCGGGTGATGTATTCTTTACCTTAACGAATATTGAACGCCATATGGCACTGTTTGCCAGGCTGCCTAAAATGCGGTTTCATATTAATTTGGATACTAAAATTCCAAATGTAGATGTTCCGTCAGTAATCCAGCGAAGATTGTTGAGGACAGCAAGTATTCACAGGGATGTTAAAGGGCCGCTTAGGGTTTGGTGCTCATTGCTGGATGGCAGACCAGACCAGACGAAAACCTATATTTTTGGAATTGATATAGGCAAAGGACAGGGTGCCTCGGAGTCGGTTATCTCGATTAAGTGCAAAGAAACGAATGAGAAAATTGCTGAATGGCGGGACGCGAATACGCCGCCTTATGATATGGCCCGTGTTGCAGTGGCACTTGCAATATGGGTCGGTGGGCGGAAGCCCAGGTGCTTGCCGTTCCTGAAATGGGAGAATAATGGTCCTGGCTGGGATTTCGGGCGGCAAATCGTTAAGAAATTCAAGTATCCGTATTATTATAGAGCGACTAAACCAGGACAAGTTACCGACAAGAAGTCCATGTCATATGGCTTTCATTCAAGTCGGCAGAGTAAATTTGAATTGCTTGCAGAATATGATAGAACATTAGCACAAAGTAATTATGTAAATCATTCTGAAAAAGCTCTTGAACAAGCGAGATTATATATATATTATGCAGATGGGGGTATAGGCCCCGCTGCATTAGTTGCCGAAAGCGAATCAGCACGTAAGACGCATGGTGATATAGTTATTGCAGATGCATTGACGATTGATGATAAGGAAATTCCTAAATCCAAACATAGTAAACCAATGGCCCCACCGAAAAGTGCGGGTTGGAGAAGGCAACAGTTGATGGCCAAACGCAAAAAGGCCAAAGGATGGAGAAAGGCATTTAATTTTGTAAAATGAAAACTGTAACTGTACACGTTTATTGTACAATATGTCAGCAATTTGATAGGATTATCGAAATAGATACGAACGAATATGGATTCTTCGTAATGCCGGACAGTGCATATTGTCCGAATTGTTTCGGGCCATTACACTGGGTAGTCCATGCAGAACATGTGAGGGATATTGATGCCGGAAATAATACTACCGAATAAAATCCAAATCATAACCAAAGACGGGTTTAACCGCATAAAAAATTACCGCAAGGCACGTGCGATGTTTATTCGTGAATTTGCGGGGCAGTATTATAGCAGTCGGAAAGGTTTAACCGGTGAAGAGCCGCTGAACCTTATGTTTCATGCTATAAGCTCTTATGTACCCAATTTAGTTATGGAAAACCCGGTTACTGAGGTAACTACCGAGTATATCCCGCAGGAAGCCTATGGGGAATTGCTTGGATTAGCGATAAATCAGGTTGTTAAAAAACTTAAACTTAAAAAGACGCTGCGAGCCTGGATTGTTGCGGCACTTTTTGGCGTTGGTATTATAAAAGTGGGAATTGCAGCAAGCGGGGAGATGCTCCAATTCGGAGATGTGAATATAGACCCAGGCCAGATATATGCCAAACTCGTAGACCTGGATGACTTCGTGATTGACCCGTCTTGCACGAACTGGGATGAAGCGGCATTTATCGGCAGCAGGATACGGGTTCCGAGGCAGGTTTTACTTGATGATAATAGTTATAATTCGGACCTGGTAATGCAATTGCCACGCTCCCGCTATAATAGAAATGAAAAGGTTGAGGATATAACGAAACAGGCATCCGGTCAACACGAGATGTATTCATTGCAGGACTATGTAGATGTAGTCGAACTCTGGATTCCTGAAGCTAATGCCCTCGTTACTATCTCTGACCCGGAACAAGTTATACTAAAGGATTATCTGAGAGTAACAGATTACTATGGTCCCAGCGAAGGTCCTTATGTCCGTTTGTCATTCACGCCACCGGTCCCAAAAAATCCATTGCCGATTGCTCCTGTTAGTTTGTGGTATGATTTGCATGTAATGGCAAACCGGATGTTTACTAAAATAATGGACCAGGCAGACCGCCAGAAGGACATTTTGCTGTATAATCCCGCATTGGCTGATGAAGCTCAGGATGTAATCGAGGCGAAAGATGGGGATGCAATTGCGAGTTCTGACCCAAAAGGTGCTCAGGTTTATTCGTATGGCGGACAGAACCGTGATAATGTGTTGATGTTGCAGGAATTGCAGATTTGGTTTAACTATATTGCACATAACCCAGACCAGCTTATAGGTTCGATGACCCCTGCAACAAAAGGCGGGCGTGAGACGGCTACACGGTCACAGATTATCCAATCGAATATTAGCGTTGGTCTTGAAGATGCTCGTAGCATATTATATGACCAGACATCGGAGATTTCCCGGCGGATTGGATGGTATTTGCATACTGACCCGCTGATTAATTTGCCGCTGATTAAGCGTAGTGAAGATGGAAAGCGGGTTCAATTAACTCTTACGCCCGAACAAAGAACGGGAGATTTTCTAAGATTTATCTTTAATATACGAGCACAGTCAATGTCAAGGCTTGACCCGATTGTTCGTTCAAAGCGGGTTCTTGAATTTGCAACTAATCTATTGCCTGCATTGATGAATTCGGCTATACTGGGATTGCGTATGGGGATTCCGTTTAATGTACAGCGGGCAATCACTGATTTGGCTAAGGAGTTTGGCATTACCGAAGTTGTTCAAGACTGGTTTAATGACCCGGAATTTCAACAAAAAATGGCTATTATGATGGCTCTTGGGCCGCAGAATGCAGGTAAGGCGGCGGGCAGCCAGGTTTCGATGGCTGGTGTAATGCAAAATAATGGATTTCCAATGGCTCGAAATATACCAAGTCAGCAAGCTGAAATGAGTCAGCAGGCTCAGTTGACTGCTGCTGAGGGTCAAAGTGCTAATCAGGGGGTATATTAATAATGGATGAAAAAACTATAGGTGGATTTGAGAAATGGAAAGTCGAGAGTGCGGCAAATACGCTAATAGAGGCTGTTAAAATTAGACGCAAACCTAAATTTTACAAAGTAGTATTGAGGCAAGTTCGACAAATAGCAAAAGATGCTATAAAAGCAGCAAAAGAGAAGCAGGATGCAGCCGATTCTCTTACTGGAGAAAAATAATGCCAGCGAAATCACGTAGACAACAGCGTGCAGCAGGTATGGCACTTGCTGCTAAACGTGGCAAAATTCCGGTTGGTAAACTCAAGGGTGCTGCTTTGAGCATGTATAAAAGTATGACGGCAAAGCAATTGGAAGAATATGCTGAGACAAAACATACCAGTCTTGAAGAAAAAGTATCGAGGCGGTTAAAGAAAGTATTTGGAGATTAACATGGGTGTTAGACGATTAGAATATGGTAAAGAGTTAGAAAAGGGCTTGACAGAGGGAACGCTTGAGCAAGCACATGAGAGAGCCGTTCAGCGTGCTCAAGCTTCGCGTGTAGCACAGCGAAAAAAGGCAGAAGAGGACCTCGTTAGAAAAGTATCTCGTAAACTACGTGAAGTTTTTGGTGGTGGAAAGACTTACGCTAAAAAGGAATTTGCTCCCAGTCGAGCAAGGGG